AGTCTGTAAGCAATGGTCTATCATTCTTCATGATGAGATACAGAGGAGGAACCTAGACGCACATCTTGTTAACACCATCCATGATGAGCAACAGTATGAGGTGAGTAAGGAACATGCAGAAGAACTTATGGAGATAGCTGATACAACGATGCTGGATACAGGAAGGTTCTTTGACATGCGGTTACCTTTAAATGCTGATGCGAAGATGGGTACAACTTGGGCTGAAACACATTAGGAGGTCAACTACGATGCGTAAGCCTTTTAGTAAGACGCTATAGGATGAGTGGCCGTCCTCATGGATGGATGTACGCATCCCCTACAGGAAGAAAAGATTGATAGATAAGAAAGGAAAAGAGAACATCACCTTCTATATCCTTAACAGTATATGCGACCAAGCATGGGAGATAAGGGGGGATGTTGTTTCTGAAGCGTACGTCACCGAAGTTTCGAATAGGCTTGTACCCAAAGGCGAATTGTTCTATAGTATCTTTGTATCCCAAGCCAAAAGAATTCTCTTGACAGGGTAAATTGAGTACGGTACCCTGTGTAATCTTAATAGTAAAGGAAGATAAATCATGACACAGCAAGCAGAAAAAGGTGTGATCTCTGGTAAGGCATACTGGACTCACCTCCACAAGTTTGATGACTTCAATGACCGCTATCAGGTGGACGTTGGAAACTTGACGAAGGAATCTATTACCCTACTCGAAAGCAATGGGGTTAAGATCAAACCTTTTGTAAACAGTAAAGGCAAGGAACATATTTCTGGTGGTCCTTACGTTGTAACTCACACTAAGTTCCAGAAGCGTGACTCTGTCTCAACAGAGAATCCTAAAGGGGTCATTGGTATTCCTGTCCTTGACCAAGAAAAAAACCCGTTCGATATTATGAATGTACGGGTGGGTAACGGCTCTGGTATTCGGGTGAAGGTTAAGTTCAATAAGGACCATCCCTTTTCTGAGGAGTGGGGTACGTCCTTGTGGTTGGAGAAGGTACAGGTTACAGACCTAGTCCCCTTTGATGAAGGGGGTGAGGACGACGACGATGATTTTTAATCTAGACTAACTGTTGTATTGGGCTTGGCGTGAATGAATATGTATTCGTAACGTCAAGACGTATAGTGGGCGAGGAGTGGGGCAACTATACAATTAAAGGAGTTCAAGGTGAAAAACATACATGATGTGATACCTGATATCTATAAGAGGATGATAAATCCTGTTAAAATAAATCAAGACAACCTCAGTACCTTTCTAACTAACACAACAGAATTACTGGAGAGATACCTCGAACAAGAAAGAGAGCAAGGTAATAGAGCTAACCTACGTATGTCCTTGATAGGAAGGGCTGACCGTAAGATATGGATGGACATCAACGGCCCAAAGAAAGAAAGGGAACTACCATTTAGTATGTTGATGCGGTTCCTTTATGGGTCTATTGTTGAAGAACTTCTTTTGTTTCTTGTTAAGGAGTCTGGTCATTCTGTTACGGATGAACAGAAGAAGGTAACTCTCTCTGGTGTTGTAGGACACATCGATTGTAAGATTGATGGTGAGGTGGTTGACGTTAAGTCCAGCAGTGACTATAGCTTCCGCAAGTTTCAGAAAGGATTCGATGATGGGGAAGATGACTTTGGTTACATAGGTCAGATCAGTGGGTATGCAGAAGCAGAAGGTAAGGACAAAGGTTACTTCCTTGCCCTCAATAAATCCTCTGGTGACATAGCCCTACTAGAAGTGACAGACTTTGATCTTATCAATGCAGCGGGAAGGATAAAACATATACATTCCTTCCTGAAGGACACTGAAAATAAACCAGAGGTCTGTAAGGAACCAGTACCTGATGGCAAGTCTGGTAACATGCAACTAGCCAAGGCGTGTAGTTTTTGTGAACACAAGGGAGATTGTTGGCCTACGTTAAGAGCCTTCAAGTATAGCAATGGAGTGAGGTACTTCACCAAGATAGTAAGGGAACCAAAGGTGGATGAGATAAATCTGGTACCAGCGCAAGCTCTGGTAAATTGAGATGTCTGATCCTTTCTTTACACGACATGAACCATGCCCAGAGTGTGGTTCTAAAGACAACGTAGGGGTATGGGCGAACGGCAACGAGCATTGCTTCTCGCCTGGATGTACCTATCACACCAATGGAACAGGCGAGATCATGCAAGCAGAACAGCAAGATAATACCACCTCTCTGACTAAAGGAATACTGTCAGCTATCCCAGACAGGTCAATCACAGAAGACACTTGTCGTAAGTATGAAGTGACGATCCAAGGTAACAAACATTTCTACCCTCTCTTCGATGACTCTGGTACTCACGTTGCCAACAAGATCAGGCGAGTGAATACGAAAGAGTTCTACTCTGAAGGTAAGGTTGCAGCCGGTACTCTGTTTGGTCAGAAGGGTTTCTCTGAAGGGGGTAAGTACATCACCTTGTGTGAAGGGGAGATTGATGCCTTGTCCACCTATCAGATGCTAGGGTCTAAGTGGCCTGTGGTTTCTATCAAGACAGGTGCTGCTGGTGCAGCCAAGGATGTTGCAAAGAGCTATGACTTCCTCACATCATTCGACAATGTAGTTATCTGTTTTGATAACGATGATGCGGGTAATAAAGCAGCTAAGAAAGTGGCAGAGGTTCTGTCACCTAGGGCTAAGATAATGCCTATGCAGTATAAGGATGCTAATGAGTATCTCTTGAACAAAGCACAGGATAAGTTTGTAAAAGATTGGTGGTCAGCTAAGACCTACACTCCAGAGGGTATCATTGCTGGCTCTGAAATGTGGTCAACCATTATGGAAGGGGTGACAGAACCTTCTATTGCATACCCTTACGAGGGGCTACAGAACCTCACCTATGGGGTTCGTATGGGTGAGCTTGTCACTATCACTGCTGGTGCAGGGCTAGGTAAGTCACAGTTCATTAAGGAACTGGTATACCATGTCCTTGGTAACACCTCTGATAATGTAGGTATGATGTTCATGGAAGAATCTGTTAAGAAGGCAGGTCTTTCCCTTATGAGTTTAGAGGCTAACAAACCTCTCCACCTACCTGATGTATTCTCTACGGCAACTGATAAGGAACTTAAAGATTCCTTCGACAACACGTTAGGTACCAATAGGCTATTCTTCTATGATCACTTCGGTTCCAATGCTATCGATACCATAGTAGGGAGGGTGAGGTACTTTGCCAAGGCATTAGATTGTAAATATGTTGTACTCGATCATGTATCTATCATCGTATCTGATCAACAGCACGGTGATGAACGACGGGCGCTTGATGAGATCATGACCAAGCTTCGTACAGTGGTGCAGGAACTAAACATCTGTTTGCTTCTGGTATCCCACCTACGTAGGCCATCCTCTGCTGGTCATGAGGAAGGTGCAGCCACATCTCTTAGTCAACTAAGGGGGTCAGCTTCCATCGGTCAGCTATCCGATATCGTCATTGGGTTGGAGAGGAATGGGCAGCATGATGATGAGAAGGAAAGGCACACTACGACAGTACGTGTGATAAAGAATAGGTTCTCAGGGTTGACAGGCCCTGCGTGTAGGTTATACTATAGCAGACAGACGGGTAGGATGACAGAGCTTGAAGAGGAAGGTGAGGAGTTTGAATGATCTTGTTTCAATCCATTGTCAAAGAGCTTGACGTAGTTACTAACAACAATGTCTACTACCCTATCACTGGTAATGATAAGCAAGAGGGGTTGTGGTTTGTTAGCGAGAATGTTATACCTATTCGAATGAAGAAGGCACCGGGATCAGAGGCGTCCTCCTTCTGGCTTGATGAAATGTTTAAATCTAATACCCCTAAGTTCGAAGAAGATTTAAAACAGATCAAGCAACTCCTAGAAAGAGGGGCAGTTGTGGTTTTCTCCCCCTCTCTTCTAGGAGAAGACATTGAGAAGATGAGGAACGTCTGCCCTAATACGTCAGCTTTCATAGAGCGTAAACTTTCAGCGGTGCTACATGACAAGCACTAGATCAAAAAAAGCAAAGGGTAGGAACCTACAGAACCTTGTTGTTTCTAAACTTCTCAGTTACTCAGAAGATTTAGAACAGGATGATATCAAAGGTGCTATCATGGGTGAGAATGGGATGGACGTTAAACTTTCCCCTGCTGCCTACAGGGTATACCCTTTTAAGATTGAGTGTAAGAACCAAGAGAGATTTAAAGGTATCTATTCTATCTACTCTCAAGCAGAAAGTCATGAAGGAAAAGGGGAACCTATCATCATACTAAAAATGAACAGGGAGAAACCATTAGTGATGATGGACCTTGATTTCTTTCTCAACTCTTATATAAGGACTGCTAAATAATGGATACTTGGAGAGGCACTCTTGATGAGGACGAGGTAACTACCTTGAAAGAGGAGAGACAATACATTATCTTTGTCCCTAATCCAGATGATGAAACAAACTTTGCTATCACGATAGTGGACACCGTTTCTTCTCACGATAGAGACGCTGAAGAAGAAAGATTTAATGTATCTAACAGCGTCATCAAAGGAATAATGCACATGTTGGATAGTGAATTAGATTACCTAGTAGAAAAAGGTGATGACTTTATCCTGAAAGAGTACGAAGAGACACTCAATAAAACAGATAATGTTCTGATGTTCGAACCTAGAAAAACGAAGCACTAGGTCATGGGGAGAATAGATGCAATGAGGGCACAGGATAGAGAGATGGTGTGTGATGATCCAATCACTAGCCCAACTCACTACAATATCAATACGATGGAGACTATTGATTTGATAAAAGGTAGTATGAAACCTACCGAATATGAAGGGTACCTTAAAGGGAACATCTTCAAGTATGTTAGCAGATACTCTTATAAAGAAAAAGAAAACCCTAAGAAAGATTTACTGAAGGCACAATGGTACCTAAGTAGGTTGATAGAGGAAGTAACTGATGATGAAGAGTGAAACCTTAGAAGATAAGTTGGCTATCTTTCACCGTTCTTTCAAACATCCTTTGGGACTTGACTACCCCACATCTCACGCTGTAGTAAATAGTGAGAAGAAGTTACGAAAGGACTTAATACAGGAAGAGTATGAGGAGTTGATCGATGCTATCAACAATGAAAATGCTGACGGTGTTCTTAAAGAACTGTGTGATCTGGTTTATGTGTGTGTGGGTTTTGCTGTTACTTACGGTTGGTCTTTTGATACTGCATTTAATAGAGTACATCAGTCAAACATGTCTAAGCTTGACCCAGATGGCAATCCAGTCTATCGAAGAGACGGCAAAGTCGTTAAGTCTAGTTGCTACGAACCACCTAAACTTTTGGACCTAGTATGATGTGGGGACAGCATTTTATAGTAGACATGAGCGAGTGTGATCTCACAGCAGTTAAAGATAAGGAAACAATTCTTACCTTTTGTAGTGAACTTGTTGAGAAGATAGGTATGGTTCCTTATGGAGAACCTCTGCTCGAACACTTCGCTAAACATATCCCCAGTGCAAGCGGGTATACCCTTGTTCAGCTTATTGAAACATCTAGTATCACTGCTCACTTTGCGGAGAATTCAGGGGATATCTATCTGGATGTTTTTTCCTGTAAGGAATTTGCAAAGGAGAGGGTGTTAGAACTTTGTAATGATTTCTTCTCACCTTCAGTAGTACATTCAATTATATTGGAGAGGACCGCTGGTATTCCTCATTCTACAATATGGTCTTGATCTATTCAGCAATGAGTTCTTTTCTTTTACATCCTTTCCTGTTATGGTTGGTTACGGCAATGGTTGTAACCTGCGATATCAATCCTTAAAGGAGGACAACATGGACGTACCTATTAATCTTATAAATGATATAATAAACTATCTTGCACGACAGCCATACAAAGACGTAGCTGGTTTGATAGGAGCGGTAGTGAAGCTGCAAGTACAAGAACAGACTGAAACAAATCAAAGGGAGCTACCCTTAGTATGATGACGGATTATCAAGCATTTATTCATCAGTCACGTTATAGTCGATGGCGAGATGAGGATGGGCGAAGAGAGACATGGGAAGAGACAGTCACGAGACTGTTGGATTTCTATAAGTACTTTCTTAAAAACAACCATGATTATAGTATGCCAAAGGAAACGTACACTGATCTTTACGTAGCTATCGTAACCATGCAGGTCATGCCTAGCATGAGGGCTATGATGACTGCTGGCCCTGCACTAGAGCGTAATCATATCGCTGCTTACAACTGTAGCTACTTACCTGTTGATAGTCCCCGCTCATTCGATGAGTGCTTATACATCCTGATGCATGGCACAGGTGTAGGCTTCAGTGTGGAAAGACAGTTCATCAATCAACTACCTACTCTCCCTCATCAGTTTGAACCTAGTGAAACCTGTATCAGCGTACAGGATAGTAAGGAAGGTTGGTTCAGGGCCTTCAAAGAACTGATCAACCTACTATATGCTGGGCAGATTCCTCAATGGGATATGTCTAAGGTGCGACCACAAGGTGCGAAGCTGAAGACCTTTGGAGGTAGGGCAAGTGGCCCTGAACCTCTTAACGAACTGTTTAACTTTACTGTCAGTATGTTCAAGAACTCCAAGGGACGTAAGCTTAACAGCTTGGAGTGTCACGATCTCATGTGTAAGATTGCTGATGTTGTAGTTGTAGGTGGTGTACGTAGGTCTGCACTGATCAGCCTGTCCAACCTTAGTGATGATCGTATGCGTCATGCTAAGTCGGGTGATTGGTGGAACAATGAACCTCAACGATCCTTCGCTAACAACTCTGTATGTTATACAGATAGGTTGGATACAGGTTCCTTCCTTCGGGAGTGGAGCGCCTTGTATGATAGTAAGTCAGGTGAACGTGGTATCTTCAATCGTCAAGCTGCACAGAAACAGGCTGCTAAGTATGGGCGTAGAGAAGCCAACTGGGACTACGGTACCAACCCATGTAGTGAGATCATCCTACGTCCTAGGCAGTTCTGTAATCTAAGTGAGGTTGTTGTCAGGGCTGATGATACAAAAGAATCATTGCAGAGAAAGATTGAGCTTGCAACCATTCTTGGTACGATCCAATCTTGCTTCACTGATTTCAAGGGGCTAGGTAAGCAATGGTCTAATAATACAGAAGAGGAACGCCTGTTGGGTGTATCTCTCACAGGCATACTTGATAATGCCATGCTGGCTAACAAGACAAAGGACAACCTACCCAACCTGTTAGGTAGTCTTAGGGTAGGTGCTGTTGGTATTAATAAGAAATGGGCGGCTCTATTGGACATAGAACCCTCCGCTGCTATCACTTGTGTTAAACCAAGTGGGACTGTCAGCCAACTGGTTGATGCTGCCTCTGGTATTCATCCTCGTCACTCTGAATACTACATCAGAACGGTTAGGGCGGATAAGAAAGACCCGTTGACCCTGTTCATGACTGATGCTGGGTTCCCTGTTGAAGATGATAATAAGAAGCCAGACTCTACTGCTGTATTCTCTTTCCCTATCAAGGCACCGAAGGATGCTATAACCCGCCATGATATGACAGCTATTGAGCATCTGGAGATATGGCAAATCTATGCTGAACATTGGTGCGAACATAAACCATCCATCACAGTCAGTGTAAAGGAAGATGAGTGGCTGAAGGTTGGTTCATTTGTATATGAGAACTTCGATGACATGTCGGGGGTAAGCTTCCTCCCTATGTCAGAACACATTTATGAACAAGCACCCTATCAGGATTGTACTAAAAAGGAGTATGAAGAGTTGCTCAAGCGTATGCCTACGAGTATAGATTGGAAAGCTCTAAGCGAACATGA